CAAACGATACGTTTTGGCTAGCGTCTATCGTAAGACCGTTAGTGCCGTTGGTCTGTAGCGTAAGGATGTTGGTGTTGTCAGCCGTAGAGACTATGCCTATGCCTGACGTGGCGTTGATGGTGTTAGCCATTTTGTGCTACCCAAGAAGTGGTTGCTTCATCCCATGCGTACATCTGACCGTCAGTCGGCATCGCTACCGGAGGTTCCCACTGAGCGTCTGCGTTAAGCGTCCAACTGGCAAAAGGCTGTGGTGGTACAAACGCATCAATGTCTGACCTGTAGGTGTATCCAATCCCTGCGTAATTCTTACGCATGTTGCCGTTGTAGCTTGTCTGCTTCCAAGTGCCGCCAAGAATCTTCTCAAGATGCGCTGCGCCGATATGCTCTTTCTCCACGCCGGAAGCATCAGAGGTGTCTTTGTTATTCACCACGACAACTTGTTGCACCACACCATTTTCATCAATACGGGCAAAGTGAGCCATTACGCCTCCAGCTTTAATCCAGTTAAGTCCATTTCTTCCCCGACAACACCGACTGGGAAGGTGTTAAACGATAGTGAGATTCTTATGTCATCGCCTTTGACTTCAGGAACCATGTGCGTCAGTGACGAAGGAAAGAGAATCAGCCTGCCTGCATAAGCCTCAAACCACCACGATTCAGAGTTATACGGGTTCCACTGGTCAGGCGGGAATTTGATCTGCTGCCAGCCATCCTTGTAGAAGTAAATCCTGTCATCAGGGTTGGTCTGCACATAAAACACACCTGAGATGTAACTGTTGGGATGAGCGTGTTTGTGGTGGTACTGACCTTGCTCTGAGTAGTTGCACCAGCTTTGCGTCACTCTCAGGCTTACGTTGTGCTTAGGATTGACTGTAGATTTGAAGTATTCCGAGACGGCATCTTCAATGAATGATCGCAGGGACGTTAGAGCTGGATCACGCAAGACAAAGTTGTTCGTGCTTGTTGTGTTGCCTTGATTCGGTCTTGTCTGTAGCTCACGGATGAAGAACAACTCCTCATCTGACAAGGGGCGACCTAGTTCAGCAAAGCCTACAGGGATGGGGAATAAGTTATGCAACTGCACGCTCAAACTCCTCTTTGGCTATGCCCATCTCTTTGAGTTGCTCGTCGGTGTAGATCGTAGGGATACTGTCCTCAAACTCTCTGATCTTGTCAATGACCCAATACACTTCTTCTATGCTTGGGCATGGCCGTGGATCATCCCACCGTGTAAAGACGTTGTTTGATATTTCCCACTTAGCGCCAGGACGAAGCAGGTGCATTGCTGTGTCTATGCCTAGGAAGCGATATGTTTTTGTAGTCATGTTATTGATTGATTTTGATGATTACGATACCGGAACCGCCGTTGCCGCCATTACCACTTGACGGGCCAGAATATCCACCACCCCCACCACCACCGCCTGTATTAGCAGTGCCAGCAGTTGCTGCATTCGTTCCCGTACTTCCCGCCCCGCCGCCGCCAGCACCGCCAGTGCCTGCGCTAGTTGGATGTCCGCCGCCACCGCCGCCGGAATAAGTCACCGAAGAACCAGAAATAGACGATGCAGTGCCAGCGCCGCCAGCGCCTCCTGCTGGAGTATCTCCATTGCTCCCAGCGGCACTAGCGCCACCGCCACCACCCCCACCATCACCGTTTCCTATCCCTGCACCTCCATTACTTCCCTGAGCGGGTGATGTTGATGGGGTATTGCCAGAGCCTCCACTAGGAGAATTGTGAGAACCACCACCTGATCCTCCTGGGCCACCGGCACTAGGACCTGGGCTAGCGCCACCTCCATATCCACCGCCGTTTGATGTGATTGTGCTAAAAACAGAATTATTGCCAACGGCCCCGCCTCCAGCGCCTCCGGTTTTCCCATTCCCTCCAGCGCCTACCGTAACCGTGTAATCTGTTCCGGCTGAAACCGCCAATCCTGTTCCAGTTCTAAATCCACCCGCCCCACCAGCACCTGCCGCTCTACTTCCACCACCCCCACCACCCGCAACCACAAGGTAGTCAACAGAGGTCACACCAGTAGGACATTTCCACTTGGTAGTGCCTTTGAACGTAAATACGGTTTGACTTGCTACGGTGTACTTGAGGATAACAATGCCGGAGCCACCTGCGCCTGATGCGCCCTGATTCCCGCCGACTCCACCGCCACCTCCGCCAGTATTAGCTGTGCCAGCAGTTGCAGGAGTAGCTGGACTAGTCCCGTTAGCGCCATTCCCGCCCCCTCCTGTTCCGCCAGTACCCGCCGATGGATAAGACCCATAACCACCAGCCCCACCACCACCAGCATAAGTTACTGAAGAACCCGTAATAGAAGAAGCTGTACCATTCCCGCCATTTCCTGTTGCCGAAACTCCAGTGCCACCCGCGGCGCTTGCACCGCCTCCGCCGCCAGCATTCAATCCAGTTGTTGATCCTCCGTTATTACCTTGAGACGGAGATGTGCTTGGTGTATTTCCAGAACCCCCGGTGCCTGTATTTGGAGCATTGGCACCGCCTGCGCCTCCGCCAGACCCTCCAGATAAACCGTTATTCCCTGATGTATTAGCACCTTTTCCACCGCCACCACCACCAGTAGAGGTTATGGTGCTGAATACAGAATCTGTTCCAGACCCCCCGTCTGATGACGTTCCGGTACTTCTTCCGCTACCTCCTGCCCCTACGGTAATTGTGTAATCCGTGCCTGCCGTAACTGCAAAACCTGTTCCGGTGCGAAAACCACCTGCTCCACCTCCGCCGCAACCAGCATTGAACCCAGAATTTGTCCCACCCCCACCACCACCAGCCACTACCAAATACTCAACCTCTGTCACCCCAGTAGGGCAGGTCCACGTTGAGGTAGCCGTAAAGGTTTGGACGACGGTGTAGCCACCTCCGCCACCACCAGCAAATACTTGTCCGATTAGGACAGATAAAATACCCGTCATGACACGTTCCCAGAAACGACGCAAACCGTACCAGAGATAAATAGAATCGTAGCCACACCTCTTGTTGCCAGCGTCATCGTGGCTTTGTCTGTATCCGTTCCTGCTATATAAGCCGTCGTAATCGACATCGTTAGCGTGATGGACGACGATGAGTTGTTAAAAATAACCACTACATCACCGGCAGCAAAAGTTGAGTTAGGCACTGTCTGCCCTGCCGTTACCGACAGCAACTTGCCCACATCGCCAACTACAAGCGTATTGGTTGAGTTGCTGGATACAGGGACATTCCTAAATCCAACAGGATTGGTACCATCTACCGTACAACTAGAGAGCGTTCCAGAAGATGGTGTACCTAATGCGCCATTAAGCGGTACAGCTCCAATTGTGTTGTAGCTAATTGTTCTGGCCGCAGACCCGTTAAAAGTCGTTCCTGATGCGTCACCAGAACCACCGTTGTTCATGGTCAACGCATTACTTGTCGAACCGCCTACTGTGGCAAAACTAAGCGTCCCTGAACCATCAGTTACCAACGCTTGGTTAGGACTTCCATCCGTACCAGGAAGCGTGAACGTCGTGTTAGAGGAAGTGTTGGCAGACTGAAGCGTTGTCGTTCCCGTCCCGCTTGCATTGCCTTGAAGTTTAATCTTGCTCATAAATCACCCTAAAATCATCCAGGCTTGGCCTGTGCCTACAGTTACAGAATAACCTGCCGCTACTGTTACAGGTGACACTGATAATCCATTTGTATTACTTGTGAATGTGTAATTCTGGCTAATCACAATCTGTGATTCAAGAACCGGCCCACCACCGCCGCCACCGCCTCCAGCGTTAGCCCATGTAAGCTGACCCGTTCCATCCGTCTGCAAAAAATACCCGCCAGAACCATAGTCTGTTGGAAACGTGTACGTCTGTGTTGACGTGGTGGCAGCGTTACTTGGCTGGATGCGTAATGTCTTAGTACCAGACCCTGCGTCATTACTTTGTAGCTCTAAGTAACCCGATGTACCAGCACCTGTATTGGCCGTAACCTGCGCATAACCAACAAACGATGCCTGACCAATATCAGTGATCGTTGCACTGGAGTTCTGCAACAACTTGCCGGTCGTTGAATCAAATCGAGCAATTGCATTATCTGTCGAACTTGCAGGCCCATTCACATCACCTGCCGTCAGCGTTGCAAACTCAAGCGCACTGCCACCGCTATTGACCTTAAGGTACTGATTAGCCGTACCTATAGCAGTCAACCCTGTACCACCGTTAGCAACGCCTAACGTTCCTGTAATGCCTGTTGATAACGGAAGGCCAGTTGCGTTAGTAAGGTTTAGCGCCGATGGTGTGCCAGCATCGCCATCATAAGTAACGACGCCACCCGTTGTACCAGCAGTCAGCGCTAGTGCCGTTGCAACACCCGTGCCTAAACCAGATACGCCGGTGCTAATTGGCAAACCCGTAGCATTGGTGAGCGTACCGCTTGATGGTGTGCCTAATGCGCCATTAAATAAAACCGGTGCACCAGCAGTGCCTACGGATTGTCCTAACGCAGTTGCAATCCCCGTTCCAAGGCCAGCAACACCGGTTGAAATTGGTAGACCTGTTGTGTTAGTTAACGTGCCTGACGAAGGCGTACCAAGCGCACCACTCGGCGCAACGTAATCAGTTCCAGCAACAGCAGCGGCAATAACACCGCTTGTTGCTTTGACCATGCCTGTCGTTGTGGCCGCTTGGATTAGTTTACCAGTCGTGCCACTGTATAAAGCAATTTGAGCGTTGACTGAAGATGCTGGGCCTACGACATCGCCCACTCCAACAGGGGAACCATACTCAAGAGCGGTTCCTCCTGAATTAACTTGCAAGACTTGACCAGCAGTTCCTAGCGCTGTAAGCCCCGTTCCGCCAGAAGTAATAGGAATAGCGGTACCGGAATAGCTAAGCGTAATATTTCCAGAACTAGTAACTGGAGAACCTGCTGTCAAGAATGCTGGTGGAGATATTCCAACTGATGTAACTGTTCCAGCACCTGAAGAAGTAAACCATTTAACGCCTTCAGTCGTGCTTGAATCAGCAACCAGTATTTGACCGTCTGTGCCAACAGGTAAACGAACATTGTCCGTACCTGTGTAGACAATCATGTCACCCTTGGTTGTGTTTGGCGCTAGCGCATCAAACGCTGATGTTTTGTCACTTTGACCTGTACCACCCTGGCTAATTGCAACCGTGCCAGTAATCTTGGTTGCAGCAATTGATGTGATCCATGCAGGATTCGCATAACTGCCTGTCGTATAGACGCCGTTGGTTACAGTGCCTGCATTACCAAGAACATCAATATTCCATGTTCCGGTGGCACCTGTACCTCCTGTAGGAACAAAAGCACCGCTTGCTCCAATAGCAGTTTGTAAGGCAGTAAGTACGCCAGTACCGAGTCCGGTAATACTTCCAGAAGGAAGGTTAGTACAGTTTGATAGATCGCCAGAAGATGGTGTGCCAAGTGCGCCGCCAGGAACAAGATAATCAGTGCCTCCAGTAGCAGCCGACAATACACCGGCAGTTGCTTTAAGAATGCCGGTTGTTGTTGCTCGCTTGATGACTTTACCTGTAGTGCTTGAGTAAAGCGCGATCTCATCATCAACCGATGCAGCAGGGCCATTCACATCGCCAGCGCCAATCGTGACTCGTATACCAGCAGCCGTGGTTGCACCCGTACCACCATTAGCAATCGGCAACGGTGTGCCAGAATAACTTACCGCTAAGGTTCCAGAGGTTGTGATTGGTGAACCAGATACCGACAAGAATGCAGGCACTGACATAGCAACGGAGGAAACACTACCCCCGCCGCCACCACCACCTGCCGCATTCTTAACAGACAGCAACTGAAAGCTAGAGCCGTCATACATGAGCGAGCAAATAGCGCCAACCACAATAGCATTAGCGGACAATGTGCTGCCATCCGGGTAAATGATGTTCTTTGCGCCCTGACCATTGACGTTTAAGGTGCAAGGCCCGGTATTTGCACTCGTTGCTTGGAACTGAATGGCAAGACCAGCCTGGTACGTTGTTGATAGACCAGAAAGCGAAACAACGTAGGCATTCGTCGTACCTGAATCTAAAGCATAGTTGCTATAGGTTGATGCGTCATTAAGTGCCGTTGCAACCGTAGAAAAATCAGCATCCAGGTTAGCAAGCGGGATGGATGTTGTTGCGGTGGCAAATGTATTCGGAATTGTTACTGGCTTTGCCATCAGAACCTCGCTCTTAGTTCATGTTCAAGCTGGAAGCCGTTGAAGGTAAATGCTGGTGCCGTGGATGTTACCGTCATGCCAAGGTATTTGCCATACATTTGGGCATCGTACTTAAGCAGTTTGTACCCTTCGGTCAACTGGTAACCAGACGAAATCCATTGCAAGGTGCTTCCAGCATTGTTTGTCCATGCAATGTTGTTAAAACTATTGTTTTGCCATGCAACCGCATTGCCAAGCGCAATCGATGTTGATGCGCGAGACTCGCTATCAATCGAAATATTCAATGAACCAGCAACCGTAACAGGAAATGTTGCTTCAACCCCAAGTTTGAGCGCTTGCTTGTCTCTAATCGGGTCTTTTAAGTCCCATAACGCGGTTACAACCTCAGTTGAAATGTTAGCTGTCTGGTCTTCGTACATTCTGAAGAACGCACCACCTGATTCGACGCCATAAGCATTGATCAAACCATTTACAGGCGATGAATTGATGTGCGTTAGGTTGCCTTGATAGCTAATAAACCACTTGCGATCAAAGAAAACCAGTTGCACACGCCGGTAAGTGCCATTGTCGTTGTATCTGACGTTCCATGCTGACACCAAAATGTTGTAAATCAGTGTCTGGCATCCCGTTACCGTTGAACTGAAGTCAATATTAGGGAAAATGCCGTCAAGTGCATCACTAATCTTGGTTGTTGTGGCGCCAACCAGAGCATAAACACCATACCGATTGATGAATAAGATACTTCTAAAGTAGGCAAAGACGCCTAAAAACAGCTCTGTACCAATGGAAGCGCTGATATTGGTGTTAGTAAAGAGCGTTTCGCCAAGCGTATTGACGCGAACATCAGAAAAGACGTTGATCGACGATTCGCCAAAGATGTAAAGAAAGTTGTTAGCAGCGATGATTTGCGTGATGTCACCGTACAAAGTGCCATCGACCAACGTAATGTTGCCAGCAGAAATGCTTGTGAAGTCGTTGTAGCTATCCGCCGCTGTGTAGTAGATAGTTCTGCCGTCCGCAATCCATACACGACCAGAGAAGGACTGTATGCAAGTGCCAGGTTGGCTGATTGCTGTAGCCGTAGCTGATGCGGCGCCGCTAGAAAAAGTTATAGTTGGTGCTGACGTATAACCTGTACCTGGCTCAGTAATCGTGATAGCAGTTACAACCCCGCCGCTTATTGTTGCGGTTGCAGTTGCTTGAACGCCTCCAACTTCATTAGGGGCACTAATCGTTACGGTTGGGGCCGCTGAGTATGCAGACCCTCCTGATGTAATCGTAATGGTACCGACCGAACCGACCCGAACGAGATTCGTCCCGTCGAACGTAGCGTATCCATAAGTTGTGTCAATGATGAGCACTCGCTCATTCTTCCATTGACTGATCTGAGTACGGGTTCCGCTGAACGTGCCTGAGCTAGCCAGGGTGATCGGTGCGGTAGGGGTTTCCAAGCTGACATACTGCGCACCTCCATTGGTGAAGAACGCAAACATGTAAGCGACACCGCCAATATTGGCTGGTGCCATGTAATGCACCGTGCCGCCCCAACTGAAATTTGTACTGCTGTAAGTAACGCGCTTTTCTTTGGGTATGACCTTCAGGTTCGAGTACCCAATAGGCATCACATTCTCTATCCAGGCAAACTCATTTTCCTGAATAGCGGTGCGATTGGCTTTGGTGTTAAGCCCTTTGAAATCCTTGGTAACGTGGTAGGACTTCTTTTGCTCAACTGCGGCCATGATTATTGAACCGAGTAAGGCGTTGGTAAGCGACGCGTGAAGCTCGAATTAATCGCTGCCAGCAACTGTTTCTTGTACTCGGCATTGAAGATTTCTGCTTCACCGTAAGATTGCTCTTTGTATTTGGCTTTGTAAGCCGCATAAAACGCTACAGGCGAGGTGTAAGGCTCTAAGATCACCTCAGTCTGCGAATCCGATGTCAGCGGCACAGGCAAAAGGATGGTATCAACCTCGATGACATAGACTTGATCAGGTACTGGGCCAAAGTAAATTTCATTCTGCCCGTAACGTGTAAAAGCTATAGGCCTACCTGTGTAGTTCTGCCAAAACCGCAACTCAGCGTTGAACTGTGTCCATGACATGTATCGCAGTGGTATGCGCGTATTACCCCAGTACAGGTTGATATTGAGGATGTCGAGAATCTGCTCTGCCCATGAGGGCAGTGTCAGTGTCGAGATGTTGAGTGTTTCAACCGAAGTGGTGGTAGCACCCGTCAGGATATTGCGCAGACAACCGGTGTCACGGACAACTCGATGCCGAGCACCATTGATGTAGTCGGTTAGCTCGGTATCTGTCCAGAAGT